GTTGGTGTAGGTGGTAGCAAGCATGGCGTAAGGGAAGATGATTTGAGAATCTTCAATCCAAGCCAGCGAACAATCCTGAACGGTGACCATTTGATAGTTCACCGATCCGTACTGCAAAGCAGTTAGCGCAATAATTGGGTTATAGCGTGGATGGAAGCGGATTGTGCCATCGTCACGGATTCGGGAGCGTTGTTGTTCGGTTTCGTTGGTAGCCGCCAAAACTTGATTGCAGTATGTATCAATCCATGAGCTTGCTCTAGCAATGACATTGTTGAGTTCCGCATCCTGAACATCTGGGTCTTGTGAGTTAAATACGAGGTTATCAAGGTCAATAGCAGTCGGCGCGTTCTTGTATTCCGTTAGGGTCAAGTACGGAGTGGAGAACTGGTGGGTCGTACTAGTGATTGCATTAGCCATTTATTTCTCCGCACTTTGAGCATTTTTTGAAGAATGAGCCGAACCCGCACTTTTGGCAGGTAAATCCAATTGTGGATGGGCGAGCTATCGAACCCATCGCGTTTGCCGTTCCTAAGCCTTCAGCCTTCATTTGAGCCGCGTGTTTGGGGTTATCTACATTTATTAACCCGGACTTGTCTGCTCTATAAACCTTTGTGCCACGCTCGGTTCTTACGGATACTTCACGCAAGCCTTGTGGTGGGATCATCTTTGTCATATCGCCTTCTTTCTGTGGAGAGAGGGTGACCGAAGCCACCCTCTCAACACTATGAGTTCAGTTATGCAACTGCCTTAATACCTGAAACAACGCCGTTCCACGCAGGAGCGTAGCAAACGAAGGTTCCACGGAAGTAAGTTGAGAAGTCATACGAGAACTGAGTTACAGGCCATTGGATACCCATGTAGTCCTGAACATTGAATACTGACCAGACATCTGAAACCTCTGTGTCAGGAATTGGCAATGTGTAAGACAATACAGGTGCAACGCCTTGTGGAAGCCAAGGGTGAACTGTGAGGTTAACCATCTTGCCTGTGATTTCATTGTAAAGCGCACCGATTGTTGCGCCACCAATGTAGTCTCCAGCCTCAGTCTGTGTGAGATTCAAACGGTAGTTAGCGGTTGAGCCGTTTTTGATTGAATCTGACAACTGCTTGCGGTCTGAACCGTTGAGAAGAATCTCATCTGGATCAGCCTTAACATTGTTGTAGAGGTTGTAGAACACGGTCTGGAACTCATTGCCCGGATTAGAGGTTGAGAAAGTACCGTTGATGTTGTTGTTGTATCCGGTGTTAGGGCCAAGTACGGTCGCCAAGATGCCGTCATAACCTGTTGCGTAAGCAGAGGTGTCAGCAGCGTGAGCGCCAGCATTGTCACCTGATGTTGCAAGAGTTCCCTGCAAGGTGATTGTGCGAGTAGCAGACTTGCCGTTGTAGAACTTAGCTGAGTCAGCAGGTTCGGTTGCGTTTGCACCAGCATAGACCTTGTAACCAAGTGCGCCAGTTACAGCAGCAGAGATTACAACATCAATAACCTGAGTTGAGCCGTCTGGAGTTGCAGAAGCAACTGACGAAACAACAGACTCACCGAAAGCACCAGCATCAGAAGTTGCCTTGACCCATACCTTTGTACCAGCAGAGATTGGAGTCTCACCTGTTGCAGCAGTACGAGCGGTTGCGGTGATTGTAGGAGCAGCAAGTGCGCCTGAGTAACCTGTTGCAGTTCCGCGTGACATCAAGAGCATACGCTCTTCCATCAGCATTGTTGCGTACAAGGTAGAAGTTGATGACAACTGGCGAAGGTCTTGGTATCCGAGACCTGAGAAGTTAGCATCGAATGAAACGCTATCAGATAGCGAGTATGAGTTGTATGGCAGAACGAGATCGTCAGCAGAGTACGAAATCTTTGGGCCACGCTCGTAGTTGATTGAACCGAAAGCGTTGGTTGTAGATTCTGTAATGCCAGGCCAGATTGTTCCTTGTCCGCCTGTGCCAGTACCGGTGTAACCAGTAATGCGCTTGATGCGGTGTGAAGTACCGACACCCTTCTTGCGTGGGAGCTTGTTACGAAGTGGTGTTGGGCGTGGTGTCAAAAGCTTTGCAGGTGCTTCCAAGTCGAAAGCTGCGAAGCTGGTTGAAAGTGGGGTTGTAAGGCTGATGTCCTTTACGATGTCAGCCTGTGCTTGGCGTTGTGCAGCCAAAGCGGAGTTCAATGCGCCAATAGCATCTGGTGACATTGACTTGTTAGCTACAAGAGCCTCAAGTTGTGCAGTTGCATCTGGAGCTGGTGCTTGACCGGGAACTGATGAAGCGTTGGTCAACGCCTTACCAAGAACCTCTGTGTATTCATCCATGCGTGACGCTGCTGATTTAGCAGAGTCCACATCAGAAAACAGGTCATTTGCGCGTGGCATCTGGGCCATGTGTTTCCTTTCGGTTTATTCGCTCTTGTTGGCTTCTGCGATTAAATCGTTAGCAATTTCGCGGTAGCCTTTAGCGAGTACGGAATCTGTTGCTGAAGCGGCTTTTGCAGAATACTGCGCAGCCTTAACAAGCAGATCATTTGTTGGGGTTTTACCTGCCGCAATAGCAGCGCGCTTTGGAGCGCCACCCATTGCAAGAGATTTAGCCTGTGCTAGTTCGGTTTCAAGCGATGCTGACTTGCTCTCGGCTGCCTCAATTGCAGACTTAGCAAGCTCAACTTCTGCTTTCACAGATTCCGTAGCCAGAGACACGGCCTTTTCAATGATGGCGTTTACAACATCATCACTAAGCAGGGATTTTTCTTCGGCTAGAACCTCTACTGGCTCTGCTTCGGAAACTTCTTCAGTTGCAACTTCGGCAACTTCTTCAGCCTTTTCTTCGGCTGGTGCGTCTGCTTCAACAGACTTTACTGATCCATCGGTGTTAAGAGTATCAACGGTGCTGACATTAGCAACCTGTGATCCGCCAGCGGCAGGAACGGTTACTGTTGTTAGACCATGAGATTCGGTTGGCTTGTGGCAACCGCACTCTAGGCACTTGTCAATGGTTTCTGACTTTTCAGCGTCCATGTGATGACTCTTGCACATCTTGTCATCGCATCCACCGTCAGACTTGCAGGACTTGCAGCCAGCACAATCGCATCCGGCGGTTGTGTCAGGCTCTTTTACCGTGTCAGCCGCAGCAGACAACTCGATTGATTCTGGCATTGTTTCTCCCTCTTGTTGTTCCCCTGCGTACCAAGCCATGAGGTGATTAGCAACCTCAACAAGCTGACCAAGGGAATAGGTTTCATCTTCGCCACTACCCAATTCAGCAGCCTCAACTTGAATGAGTTGAGCAACGGCGGAGCGGGCATTGTCGAAAGCGGTTTGATTAAACTTCACGCTATCAGGCTTAATTGCCTTAATAGATTCAACGATGTTTGTGCGTGAAGGCTTGGAGCTTTTAGCGAGGTCGCTAGGAAGCGGTGCTGAGTATTCGTGCAGTTCTTCTACCTGTACCAATGATGATTCGCCTTCAACGCTCTTAGCCATAATCAACTTGGCGTTAGGGTTGGCTGGTCGGTCAACAAGGCTGATTTCAATGATTTGACCGTCAATAATGCGACCGTTAGCAGCCTTTTGGTCACGGACAACGCGTGGGGCCTTGATGCCTATTGAGAATCCCTTAAGAACGCCCGCCTCCACTTTTTTAACAGAAACAGGGTCAACGACAAGAGCAGTAATGTAGTGACCGTCATTTTTCGCTTCATACTCTTTAGCCACTCCTGCCGCTATGTTTGAATGTTGTTCACGGATATTTCCACCAGACTTGAACCAAGCTGGCATTGCGCTATCTAGCCATGTGGCATCGCAAATCTGACTATCCATGTCAATAGAATCATCAGTTGCCTTGCCATAGACGAGAAGCGATCCATCTTCTTGCTTTTCAGCCTTGATAATGGCGGCATACGAGGTTGCGAAATCTTTATTCATTAGTTACCTGCTGTCCAGAGATAGGAGACGGATGTTGAAGCGCCAGAAGCAATCACAGAGATTGTTGTTCCGGCAGTAAATTCAAGAGCCTGAGTTGTAGCAGCAGGGATAGGCAAGCCCTGTGTAGCACCGCTTGAAGTAACAGTTCCGTCACCGATATAAACGGTCTTTGAGGAATCGTTGTTGCGGATGTATAGAAGTGCGCGGCGAATACCTGTTGGCACGACAAACAAGCTAGTCGCGGTTGTGCCTACGGTTACTGTGCCGTGTTGAAGTGGTGCTGCCATTTTTTCTCCTTATAGGGTGCTGGTATCAACCATGTACGGCGCAAGCGCGCACATACAGTTGGGGTGTGCTGGTGGTTCTGTATCTCCCGAAGGAAAGACTTCATCTATGCCGATTGGTGAGGCATCGGCGTTTTCTTGGCAATCTTCGCATCCGATAGCTACTAGCCATTCGACCTGCTCAACGCCTGAAGTTTCGTACAAATCTCGGGAAGCTACGGATACTGCGCGAGACATTTCGGTTTGCGCAATAACAAGCGCTTGTTGTGGATCGTTGATTACTTGGTCAACGAGGATAGAGACATCTTTCGGTGTGATACCTGCGGCGAGCGCCTGACCCAAGACCGTTCCAATGCGGTCAATCTTGGTGTTAGAGATTCCATCAATAACAATGTTACGGCGGTCTAAGAGATTCTGCAATCCGCCTTTAGGCTTTACAAGCGCAGCAGCAGCTTGATTGCCGGGTGTCCATGTTTCCCAATTAACATCGGTTATAACTGGGTCTTTGCCAGCTTCTACTTCGATATTTTTTTTAATTGGCTTTTGAAGCATATATTGTCCAGCGACAGTTCCCAAAATCCAACCGTCTGCATATAACGGTTTGAGAGAATCAAGAAGTGCTTTCTTGTCTGGCGTAATACTTGCCTTTGCCCAGTCGCGCGCTTGCTGAGTTGTTGTTGATTCAGACCCGATATGAGAGTGAAACCAACGCTCTACGATGTCATCTGCGTTAAACGCTTTCTGGAATCCCTTACGGATTCGGTCGGCGTGTCTAGCAGCGATGCGAACCGTTGCGCCATGCGCGGGCCATTGCATTACAACCCCAAATAGCGTTCGGCGTACCAGCGAGCGCCGTCAAGGTCTTTCTCCTCAACGAACT